TACATGCACTACTCTTTATTACTTAGAGTGCGCACACACATACCACGCGTGCACGCGAGGGCAGTTCCGGGGTGGCGGAGGGAAACGTACGCGGGGGACCGGGCAGTGGGGCTTCCCCCGCTCCCCACAAGTCCACACGGGTGAAATGCATTCTGAACGATGCAGTATCGTTCAGGCATGATTAAGGACGAATTCCGGACGGTGGAGGAGCTATGGCCCTTGCTGCCGGTCCCGGACGTGAACCAGGAGGACCTGGTAACGGTGCTCAGCGGCCTGGCACCGGGCACCTACCGTGCGCGCGACCTCTACAACCGATACGTGCACATGGTCCGAGGTCGGGGCCGCGAGCCGGTTACAGCCAACAGGTTCGGCCGGGAGCTGACCAAGTACGGCGCGCACCGTGATCTGACCACTGCGGACGGGGTACGTCACGCCTCGTGGCGAATCACCCCTCCCCCATCCGACACTCGGACGGACGGCTAGGCCCAGATGTCACTGCTACCCGTACGATGGCACCATGCTTGATCCGGTGCTCCTCGTGGTGTATGCCCTGGCAGTAGCCCGGGTCACCGGACTGGTCACCACCGACTCGATCACCGAGGGCATACGGGACTCGCTGATCGGCTGGCTCGATGATCGACCGCATACGCTGGGTGCGTTCATCACCAAGCTGATCACCTGCCCGTGGTGCGCCAGCGTGTGGCTCGCCGCTGTGGCCGCTGTCCTGGTCTGGTTCTGGGGCGAGCATCCGCTGCTCATCGTGCCGGCGCTCGCGCTGGCGTTCAGCCAGTTCACCGGCATGATCTCGGACCTCGGGAGGTAACGCGTGGCCCTACGTCGTCGAGTGGACTCGGCCGAGGTCGCACGCCGGCAGGAGATCGAGCGCCGTGCGCTCACGGCCGCCACCGCGCTGGTCTCCCTCGGCGAAGGCTCCTCGTGGCAGACCTGGAAGTTCGGCAACCGCGACTGGCAGAACGAGGGGTGGCGGCTCTACGACATCGTCCCCGAGCACCACTTCCTGACCACGCGCATCGGTGACACCGTGGCCCAGGCCCGGCTGTTCGTCACCGAGGTCGACGAGACGGGCGAGGAGACGGGCGAGACCAAGGACGAGCGCATCCGCCAGCTCGCGGCCGTACCGCTGGGCACCGGCGCGCAGCGCGACGACTGCCTGCGCCTGGCCGGCATCGACCTCGCGGTGGCCGGGGAGTGTTGGATCGTCGGCGAGGGCGCGGCCACCTCGCCCGAGGCGGCGCAAGGCACCTGGTTCGTGGTCACTGGGTCTGCGTTCAAGACCGAGGGCGGCGACGTGATGGTGCGCCGGCCCAAGACCCGCGACGGCGGATGGTTGAAGCTGGTCGACGGCACCGACATCCTGATCCGCTGCTGGCGGCCACACCCCAACGACGTGGACCAGGCCGACTCTGCGACCCGGTCAGCCATCGTGCCGCTGCGCGAGATCGAGCTGCTGACCAAGCGCGAGTTCGCCGAGCTGGACTCACGCCTCACCGGTGCCGGCATGCTCCCCCTCCCCGAGGGCATCGACTTCCCCCGAGGCGACGACGATCCCGCCGGCCTGGCTGGCTTCATGGCGTACGCGCAGCGCGCCGCCGCTGCCTCGATGCAGGACCAGAGCAACGCCCGCGCCATGGTGCCGATCATGTTCACGGTGCCCAACGAGATGTACGAGGCCGTCCGCGACGCCAAGCCGATCACGTTCTGGTCCGAGCTGTCCGCCGAGATCGGCGGCATGAAGACCGCCGCGATCAGCCGGCTCGCCTCCTCGTTCGAGCTGCCCAACGAGGTGCTCACCGGCCTTGGCGAGGGCAATCACTGGACCGCGTGGCTGATCACCGAGGAGGGCATCCGCTGGATCAAGGGCTACCTGGGCCTGATCGCGGACGCGCTGACCCGAGGGTTCCTGCGCCTCGCGCTCCAGTCGATGGGCATCACCAACCCCGAGCGGTTCGCGTTCGCGTTCGACACGAGCACCCTGGCCGCCCGGCCCAACCGCATCGATGACGCGCTCAAGCTGCGCGAGCAGTTCCTCCTGTCCGACATCGAGACCGTCAAGGCTGGCGCGTTCGACGAGGCCCAGATGCCCACCGTGGCTGAGCGCGCCCAGCAGATCGTGCTCAAGCTGCTGACCACCCAGCCGGACCTGATCCTCGACCCGGCCGTACAGGCGCTCCTCGGCCTGCCCAACGTCAAGAGCGCCGGCCTGCCGCCCACCGCTGACCAGAACACGGACGGCCAGGACGAGGAGGATGAGCCGGTCGACGGTCCGCCCAACGGAGGGCAGGCTGACCCGCCGGCTGACGACAGCGAGACCCGGGCCATCACGCAGGGGCTCAACGTGCGCATCGCCGCGTTCACCGCGCCGGCACCGCCTCCGACCCGCGAGGCCGTGTTCAACGCCTCGGCCAAGCTCATGGTGTACCGCGCGCTGGAGCTGGCCGGCGGCCGGCTCACCACGCCGCAGGAGCGGCGCGGCCGGTGGGCGGACGTGGCCCGCCACGACCTGCACGCCAAGGTCGGCCCGATCACCCCGGACAAGGCGGCCAAGATCACTGAGGGTGCGTGGACTCACCTGCCCCTGGTCGCGGCCGAGCTGGGCGTGATGCCGGACGACCTCCAGGCGCTCCTCGGCGGCTACGTGCACGAGCTGCTGACCCGGGGCATCCCGCACCACGACGACTTCCTGTACGCGGCGCTCAAGATCCCGAACCAGGGTCGAGGGCTGGTGAACGCGTGAGGATCATGAAGCCGCACCGGGGCAGCTGGCGCGATGGCGTCTGCATCGAGTGGCGGTGCCGGCGCTGCTCACCGCACACCGTGCATTTCGTGCGGCTCAACCTCCAGCTCGGCATCCACCGATGACCTCCCCTGAGCGCCAGCCGCCGAGCGACCCGTGGGACGGGCGCGGCATGGACCCGTGGCTGCCGCAGCGGCTCGACGCCGCGATCCACGTGGCCGAGGTCGAGGAGGACATCCGGGTCGCGTTCTGGGCCTCGCTGTCCGCCTGGCTGGTCGGCACCGCCCGGCGCGTGCTGCGCACCGGAGCGGCCCCCGACCTCGACGCGGTCTGGGCGCGCGTGCCGGCATGGCACGAGGCGGTCGGCCACCTCGTGCAGGGCGAGATCAAGGAAGCGGTGGGCATCGCCTACCAGCGGTTGCTCGGCCAGGGCTACGCCTGGGACCGCCGGCCGTTCGTGGTCAACTACCTGACCGAGGTGACCAACCGCCTCGTACGCGTGCCGGACGAGGTGTTCGACCTGGTCTCCTCCCAAGTCGCCCAAGGGGTTGGTCTTGGCGAGGGCATCGCGCCGCTCGCCAAGCGCGTTGACAAGGTGCTGTCAACCACGGCCTCCGAACGCTGGCCCAACCGCGCGACCGTGGTTGCCCGCACCGAGGCCATCGGCGCGCTCAACGCCGGCCGCTCCGACGCGTTCGCGGCGTTCGCCCATGAGGCGGACGAGCCCATGGAAAAGCTCTGGCTGGCCACCGAGGACCGGCGCACCCGACCGACGCACCGCGCGGCGGACGGTCAGCGGGTGCCGGTGAACGCGACCTTCCAGGTGGGCGGGTTCCACCTCGCCTTTCCGGGCGACCCGACCGGGCCGGCGCAGGAGGTCATCCAGTGCCGGTGCACGTTGCTGCTGGTCGAGCGCGGCGAGAACGTCGACATGTCCAATCGTCAGATGCGTAACCGCCGGTAACCTGGCGCTGAGGAGGGATCACGATGGGCACCAAGTTCCGCACGATGCTCGCGCCGATCAACGCCCCTACGGGTGACGGCCGGCGGTTCGCTGACGGCTCGATCGAGCTGGCCCCGACGCCGTTCCCGTTCGAGTGGGCGCGAGCCCGCGAGGGCGGCCACGACGGTGCGGTCTCGGTGGGCGCGGTCCACCAGGCCAAGGTGATGAGCATCCGAGTGGCCGTGGCCGATGGCTGGATGTCTCAGGAGGCCGCGACCAAGATCACCAAGAGCAAGGTGCTCGGGCTCGACTCGCTCGGCGTGTTCGGCCAGGGCGAGCTGTTCGACGACATCGACCGCGACGAGATGCCGCGCCTGGCCGAGGACGTGGCCGAGGCCACCCACCTGACCAGCCAGGGTGTGCTCGGCCCGAGCGTGGACCTCGACAGCTTCGAGGGCATCCCGGTGCGCGCCGGCACCGACGAGGAGATCACCTGGGATGACATCGAGCAGGCCGAGCTGGACGGGGAGGAGCTGAAGATCGAGCTGCTCATCACCGCCGGCCGGGTGCGCGCCGCGACCCTCGTGTCCATCCCCGCGTTCATGGAGACCAGCGCGCCGCTGGAGCTGGTCGTCGAGGAGGGAGCCGAGGCCGCCGCTGCCGAGGTCACCGACCTGGCGCTCGTGGCCAGCATCACCGCGCTGACCGCGTCCGCCGGCCTCGCGACCAGGCCGGCGCTGTCCCTGTTCGATCCTCCCCAGCTGACCGGCCCGACCGACATCACCTGGGACTACGAGCGCGGCCAGGTGTACGGCCACGTCGCGATCGACGGCACCTGCCACACCGGCTACGCCCACACCTGCATCGAGCCGCCCAAGGACCCGGCCGGCGGCGCGTACCCGTCGTTCAACCGGTTCGCGGTCGAGACCGGGGAGGGCGACCTGGTCTGGGCCGGCCGGCTCACGGTCGGTGGCCGGCACGCGCCGCTGGACCTCAGCGCCGCCGGCTCGATGGCGCACCACGACTCGATGACCGTGGCCGCCGATGTGCGGATGTACGAGGACGCCTACGGCATCGCCATCGTCGGCGCGATCCGGCCCGACCTCGACGCGCGCACCCGGGCCGTGCTCAGCCGGCGCAAGGTGTCGGTGGACTGGCGCGAGCTGTCCGGCGGCCTCTCGGCGGTCGAGCTGCTCGCGCTGTCCGAGGGACCGCGTCAGCACAGCGAGCCCGGGTTCCCGATCCGGACCTACAACCGGGGCACCCGCCAGACGGCCCTGGTTGCCTCGTTCGGCCCGTTCGCCGACGCGGGCACGCTGCGCGCCCGTTCGGCCCCCCTGGTGGACGTGGCGGCCCTCGCGGCGGCCATGGAGGACGAGCGCGAACGGCGCGAGCAGGCGGCCCTGGTGCGCGCCGAGCTGACCGCGCAGATCGACGCGGACCGGGACCCGGTCCGTGCGGAGCTGGCCGGCATGCTCGGCCAGGGAGGGGAGTGATCGATGGCGTGCTCACCATGCGCCGCGCGGGCAGCCGCCCGTAAGGCGGCCAAGGCCGCCGGCACGAGCGCCAAGCCAGCACAGAAGTTCGTGGTAAAGCTGCCCGGTGGGCTGGAGGTGCCCAAGAGCAGCGAGGCCGCAGCGGTCTCGTTCTCGGCGCGGCACCCCGGCTCCAAGGTGATCGCGAAAGCGGCATGAGCCGGGGGGACACCGCCGGCCACGGTGCGAGCGCCGGTAACCGGCCGTACCGTCCGGTGACCGTCAGCCCGATCGGCAACGGCTCGCGGTGGGGTCAGGCGTGAGACTGCGCAACCTGCCCGAGCGCCGGCACTGCGGCACGGGGGCCAGACAGTAGGCTCGGCACGACAGCTCAGCGGCAGACGAGAGTGGCCC